TTCGAGAAGAGATTTATTAACTGCTGCCTCGGTGTCAAAATAAAGGCAATATCCGTCAGGATTAGAATCAAGAAAGTTTTTGACGACAGCGAGAGAAAAGAAAGTCTTGCCAGTAGAAGACTCACCAGCAATGGCAGTAATCTTATTCCCAGATACGCCACCAAATATACTACCTGAAACGAGTCCGTTAAAGATGTACGAACCTGTGTCCACGTAAGTTTCTGTGTCGTCGATGTCTTTTGCCAGTTTGGTATAGTCATCTCCAATCTCTTTTACAATTTCGTTTAAAAAATCCATTATACAAAAAATAGTTCAAGGTTTACAGTTTTCTCCACATTCCATCCAATCGCATCAAGAATTGCTTTGAGTGGTTCGACAAATGACTTTTCAAATTGTAAGTCATAGTCTATGTATTTGTCAAGACCAAGTTCATGAGGAAAGTCTTGAATAAATGAGATGACATTCTCATGAATAATATTTGGTTTTTTCAAATAAACAAATTTAATTTTTTCGCCATTAGTAATAAGAGAATATTTATTTGTCAGTTTCTTCTCTTTGACATAATGATTGAATAGAAGTGCGCCACGACAATGAATTGGGGTTCCTTTTGTGTAGATACTAGAATGAGATTTGTATTTAATGACATCCGATACTGAACGAGGAAACGCAATTTGTTCTGGAGGAAGTGCCTTAAAGTCATTACGACACTTATCGATAAAGTTAATTACTTCTTCTTCTGTGCCGTTCATCATGAGTTTAAGACCATCCTTAATCATCGTTCTACAGGGTGCAGGAGTGGATGATTTGACTGCCTCAATACCCATCATCTTAAGTTTAGGTTCAGAATACTGAACCCCCTCACTGTTCCATACGTTAAGAATATAGCGTTTCTTCGCAGTCCAAATACCACGTTCTGCAATATTCTCACGCTTCATAATCATTTTTTGATCATATGCCGCAACGTAATCCGCAAGTTCCTTATAAGATCGTTCGATGAATGGTTCCAACTTGTCTTCACAGATCTTATCAAGTAACCCCACAACTGCTGTTTTATCGTCAGACTTATGACTAAGAAATTTATCAACAAGAGGTCCCATATTAAGATAGATTGAGTCAGTGTCAGATGCAATGACATAATCGACTTCTTCGGTTTTTAAAATCTTATTTAGAAATCCGTTCATCTTATTCTCAATCCAACGGATAGAGACTTGACCAGAAAGCGTAATCGCTTCCGCATTGGCCAGTTTGTAGTAACGGAAATATTGATTACCAATAGCACCATATGCAGAGTTGAGTTGAATCTTGCGAGCCATCTGAATATTGTTGCATCGTGCAATCTCCTTTTCCAATGCCTTAGTCGGAGTTTTTTCATAATCCTGTTTTGCAATAAGCATCTTCTTCTTATAGATGGTGCGATCCTTATAAATCTTCTCCATCAATTCAGGCAGGAACCCACGAACATCTTTACGATACATGGCACCATTCGCACACACTGCGCTGTCCTTATACAGTTCAAAAGTCAGTTCTTCGTTAAGTATCTTATCAACGGTAACTGATGGGTGCCTGGTCTCTCGGAGTGTCTCTGGAGAGATGTTGTACTGCATAATAAGGTGAGGATAGAGAGAGTTAAGGTCAAAAGACACAACCCAATCATACTTTCCCGGAACCGGTTGTTTAACATACGCACCTGCATACTTTGCATCCTTGTCTGAACGTTCTTTGGGTGGAATTACAATGTTTCTCTTTTTGAGATAATTGTAAATGATCGCGTCCCACATACGAACTTGATAGAATACATCATTATAATTCACCTTAGCATCATATGCCATGGTGATTGCAAGTTCAATCAATTTCATCTTGTCTTCCATTCGGTCAACAAGTTCCACGTCAATGATATTGTATTCTACAAACTTCTGCCACCCTTTAGTATAGAAATCTTTAAAAGTATCAAACTCAGAGTGATCAAGTTTTTTCTGCCCGAGTTCTACACTCGCAATATAGTCCAACCGATAAGACTCTTGTGCCTTGTATGTGAACTTCTTATACAGATTTAGATAATCAAGTTGAGTGACACCACCAACATCATAAGAAATATGTTTGCGACCCATAATAATAGTCTCGCGTTCAGTCACCAACCCCCAAGGTGAAAGTCGTTTCATTAACTTTTCGCCAAGAATACGATCAATACGACGAACCAGATATGGCATATCATAGAGTTCACTATTCCATCCAGTTACAACTTCGGGAGTATTGGTTTCAATCATCCACCAGTTTATAAAGTCATTCAGTAACTCATATTCTGTTCTGAATTCTTTATAGATAACATTCTCTTGTTTGTTATTGAAAGGTCCCTGACCCCATGTGCGAATCTGTTTAGTGGTATAATCTTGCACAGTAATAAGCAAAATTTCTTCTGCTGCAGATTCTACATCGGGGAATCCATTTTCAGATTTGACCTCAATATCAATTGTAGAAATTTTAACTTTACTAGTGTCAAATTTAATCTCTTCCTCAGGATACATCTCAGAGAGATACTGATAGATGTATCTTTCATTTCCATAGATTTTGAAGTTTTCTACACCATCATATTTCTTGATAAACTCCCTACAATCACGAACGGTGCCAGGTTCTATTGATTCAACATAGTCTCCCTCAAGAGTTTTATACTTTGTCTTTTTATTGGAGGGTACAAAAAGTGTGGGATAAAACTTTTCCCTTGTAGCAAAGTGCCTTCCATTCTCATATCCACGGACCAGAAAGTGGTCACCGACCATTTGAACGTTGGTGTAAAATCTCATTATGAATCCTTTGGTGACGAACGTTGGTCTCAAACTTCTCTGTGTATATTATAGCATTCTTTCCGGCAAATTCCTCAAATGCACTGATAAACATGGCAAAGTAGTGCCAGTGATTTGGAGGAATATATTGCGGTGACATGCACACGAAGATGTGATCAAAATTATAATTATCGAACTTATAATCTTCTTTCTCTACATTTCTATAATTAGGAACTACCTCAGCATTAAATTTATTACGTTCTTTATTCCCACTATTTTTATTACCAATCCAGGTAAAAGAATTTAACTTTCCTTTCCCCCCCAACCAGGCACCCCAGTTCCCTTCATGAACTCTATTGTGTTCCATAATTTCATAAAACTCTGCCTGATATGCGTATTCGTCAGGCAGCTTCCTAGTATAATCTCCACCAAAAACATCATCATGATGATCTATATTAATTAGATCAATATTTTCATGCTCGGCAATACTGAATAGAATAGAATCATGCTCATAACCAAAAGAGACACTATCGCAATTGCGAAGTGCCTTTAAAAAAGTATTATAACAAAACAATAGATTTGATTGATCAATACGAAAATGACTTTCATTAAAATCAGTTTTGTTAAAAAATTGTTCCCATCTTATTGTTGGATTTTCATTAAACATCAGATTATTATAGAGTTCAATAACCGGACCCATAATGTAATCTAGATCAATGCTTAAGACTCTCATTCAGAGATTTCCATGTATAATTTGATAATAGAACTTTTTGGTTCAACGATTGTTAAGATATCTTCCGATCTAAACAACAAATCTTTTTGTTCCGTGCAGGTCAACCAAGAACTTACTGTATCATCAGAATTAACCAAAGCAACATTAGAGATTTTACAATTTGGATCTCCAATTTCTGCATCAATCTCTTCAATTTTTGCAATTAAAATTAGACCATTTTGAAGAACTAAACACTTAATCATCTTCTTCCCCTACTCTATCTACATACATCTCTTTGATTGATTGTATGGGGTCAACCATGGTGACTAACCAATCAGTTGGAACCGGAATTTGATCCTCAGATGTCAATAAAATCCATGGAGATAATGCAACTTGAACCTCTCCATCAGAAACCTGCTTTTCTTCAGAAAGAAGAATTGGTTTGCGATATTCTATTTTATGAGGTTTACCAAAAAGATATCCACATACCTTATCTTCAACAATAAGTTCTTTTGCATCAGTGATTACGGATTCACCAGATTTTAATATTACAAGTTTAATACTCATTTTCCTCCTGTATCATAGTTCAGTTTGTCATCTTGTTCTTTCAATTTCCTTCTGCGAATGTCTTCATGCAATTTTTCTATTGCTTTACGAACCTCATCAGTTTCTTCCCACTCAAAGGTGTCTCCAGATTTATTTGTGTGTTTTTTCTTTGCCATTGTGGTTTATGCAGATTTTCATTATAAAGGATAACTAAAAGTTTGTCAAGCTAAACAAGCATACCTTTGTCGCTCATATAATGAAGTGTATCGTGCATATTACCAAGATGCTTGGCACCAATAGAGACCTGTGGATATGTTGCTTCGGATCCAAATTCTGCTTCAAATGCTCTTTGAGTGAAGTGTTCATTGAGATTATATTCCAAAAACTCCCCATCTAATGCTCTTAAGAGTGCTGCTATACGCTCACACTCTTGACTACCGTTACTATAAATTACTGCTTGCATGGTTTTTCTTTGTATGTAATAGTTATTTGTTTGTATACTTCATCTCGATTATCACTATTGTATACATTACAACGTTCGATCTTAGCATCTAAGATCTTCACTACATTATCTATCTGTAAATTAACTACAAAATCTTTGAATACAGGAGTGAGTCCTATCTTATTAGATCCTGGTGCGTTAAAATCATCCATTGTCAATACCTTTGGGAAAGTTTTCAATCTCAGTTAGTTCATAGTCCCAGTCTTCCATGACTGTGTTGGCAAGAAATCTATCAGAGAGCATTTCAAGTTCCTTCTCGGCATACTCTCTGGTCTCTGCTTCTAACCAAACATCAATCACTTTACCCAATCTAAGTTTTTTAATATCTAACTCAGACAATCGCTTACAGGCATCTCTCACAGCATTACCAGGAGAGTCATCAACCTGTGACCTCAAACGAACAAATACAAGTGCTTTAAACTTCATTATTATAATATGCGATAGTTGCATGGAACTTATCTATGGGATCAACAGTCTCTCCCAATGCACTCCTTATTCTTACTTTCACTTCTTCGTTACTAATCTCTTTCAAGATCTGTCGCAATTCATCATCGTCAAACTTGACGTAATAGTTATTATAATGCTTCATTTTTTTCTCTCTCATCAAGTGCTTCGTTGATAATCTGCTTCAACTCAATACGTTCTTCTGGCGTGAAGATTGTACGGTGCTTTACTGGCATAGGATCGTAACTACTTGGTTTCTTTGATTTACCAGGAAGACTCATTCCCTGCGTATCAATTTTATCCATTGTTCTTCTTTATCCAGCAAGGTTTACATAGCGAATTTGTCCAACTACCATCAGGTGCTTGATTCGCTGGAACCATTTTACCACACCCAACACATTTTGTCTCCCACATCTTCATAATGTTCTCTCCAATCTTTCGGTTGGTTGATCTGGAAAGTCTCTAGGACGACTATCCAACGAATTATCAGTTCTAGGTGAACCTTCGTTCATTTTTTCAGTATGTTGAAATGATACTCTCTTATATCTATTTGCCCAGACGTCTGGCATCCAATAAGTTACTTGCCAATCAATAGTAGGATTTAACTCCAGATGCTTTTCCGCAGAGTGATTGAAGATGCCAATCTGAATATATCCATCATGAGTGACGCATTCATTGTCACCAGTATTAACTACAAATAGTTGTTTCAAAAAAGCACCTCATCGGGGTTGAGATTTTTTACAAATTGCACAGGATCCTTTTCGGACTTGTGAACCCAATGATAGCGCATACATTCAAACATGGGATTCCATGTCGTGACACACACATAATCCGGTTTTTTATTTTTCATAATTTTTGATTAATCGTTCAACTTGTTTCTTGTCAGATCCACAAGGAGCGTTTTTTAAACATATAATAATCAATTCATTATCACTGATAGAAGGTTTAATTGTAAATCCCCACTTATCAACTTCACCTTCAGTAGGTGCTTCAACGTAATCAAATTCACTTGGCATTAATCTCTTTGCCTCCAATCATCAGGTTTGTCAGTGTGGAACCAATCCTTAATATCGTCAGCATCAGTGAATCCCTTCTTATGGTTGGATGGATCGGGATCCCCTAAACCCATCCTATTCAGAAAATCGTCTGTGCTACCTTCTTCGATATTTTGTGATGCTTGGCGTCTCGCCATTTTTAACATCTCATTAGCAGATGTATTTGCCTTAGCAAGTTTCTGTGCCCAGATCATATCATCTAATTTTACATCTTCATTATTTGCGATACATTTACAGATAAACTCTAATTTTAATCTATACTGAGTAGATAGCATACTCCTCTCACTAACGTTGATATTTAGATACAAAAAA